CATTCCTCTCAAAAATTGAAGCAAGAGATTTTAGTGATTTTTTGAAAGAGAGTGCTAAAGTTAATTATAAACTAAATAATAAATTTAAGTAAGATATGAGTAAAATTATCGGTTATTTTTTAGAAAGAAATAAATTTTATGAGTGTGATGATTATGTAATACTAGCAAATGGCAGTATTGTTCCTGGAGAAGCAGCAAGTAATAGTGGATACCCTGGATATATAGCATTATTTTCTAAAAATGAAAAGGGCAATATTAATCATGTTACAAAGTTTAGTGGTGACTTAGACTCTGATAAATATTGTAATCAAGCTATCTGGCAGCCTTGCATTCATTACAATATAGTAAAGGCAAAAGAGATCCTACTAAAAGAGAAAGGTCTTGTATTAACTAGGGAAGGTAAACTATCTCTAGCTATAGATCTGGGTAGGGTAGGTAGATCTGATATAATTAGTGCCCATTCTACTAAAGAGGATATAAATTTAACATTAATAGTCGACAAAGTAACGAAGAAAGATATTTACTATTGTGCAAAACTAGAGCCTAATGAGTTTAAGATAGAGTCTGGTAAAATTAGCAGAGACAAGTATGAGTTATGGACCAAGGCTAGTAATCGTGAAGTGGATCAATTAAAGTATTTATTATCTCTTCGAAACTTCACAATATCAAGCAATAAATTAGTGAAGGTTTTTTATTACATAGATAATACGTTAAGAATCTTCTCTATCCCAGAGAACAATAGCAGATTTAATGTAATAGAAAAAAAGTATGAAATGTTTAGAACAATAGAGGATGCTAGGAATGAGGCTAGTAAAATACGAGTTAATAATAGAAGAATTTCTGACTTTAAACAAAACTTAAGAATATTAGGTAAGGATTGTTATTATAAGATAGGAATTTGTAATGAGACAGTAGAGGTAAAACTTGAAGATAGTGATTGTTTTAATGAAATATTACTACAGGACCTGAAAGATCATAATGCATTTCTTACTTGGGTAGAGGCAGAAGATTTCTTAGTCTGGGCAAAATCTAAGTTTGAATAAAATAACTATTGGTGTTAGACTATGTCAGAAATTATAGATAAAGTAATAAAGTACCTAGATAGTAAGTATGGAGCATCTCAGACGAGATTCCCAGAAATAGATGTAATTGATAAAGAGACTGTTATATCATTTTGGAAGTGTGGAGCTATCGTGATGCACAGTAATGATGTATACGATGTGCGAAATTTTAATGGACACTGGTTAGAAAATGATAAGAAATATAATCAGCATAGTATAGAGTTGGAAGATTCTAGATCTAATGCTTATCAGTGTTTAATAAATTACTTAAAAGAACACGGTTATCCAAGATATACTACAGTACATGTTGATGAGTTTGGAAGATATATGAGTATGGATGATGAATGTGGTTATTCTTTAGTTGAAAGTAACCCAGATAACTTAAAACAGCTACCTTTACCCTACTGTGATTTAATTATTCAAGAGAGTGATATCAATATAAAGACTAATTCATTTAATATTGTAGATAAACCTAGAAGAGAGTTTTGTATTTATAATGGTGCAGTAATAAGTTTTATTGCTCCGAGTAAATATAAGCATTTGTTTCCAGTAACAGGAAAATTACGTAACTATACAATAATTACTAAATATAATACCTGTAAATATATACTTACGTTTAGTGGATGTACTATCTCAAAAGTATCTGAATTTAATAAGACACATTCATATTTTGAGTTTAATGCACCAGTCAGATTTTTAGAAGTTTATTAATAATTAATATAAATGAAGGTATAAAAATTAATTAGCAAGACGGAATTATCTGCCTTGCTTTCTTTTTCCTTATATCTGATATGAATAAAGTATATATAGTAATATCATATTTTAACGAAGTAGATCTATATGGAGGAGAGATTCAGAAAATATTTAATAAGAAATCTGACGCCGATGATTACTGTAAAGAGATTGATAGTAAGTTATCAAGTAAAGACAGTTATGAGGGATCTAAAGTTGAAGAATATACAGTAGAGTAATATGAATAAAGTTTATTTAGTCTGTTATTTCAGAGGTGATAGTGGTGAAAGATATAAAGTTGTAGATAGAATCTTTGACAATAGAGATTCTGCTGATATTTATGTAAAGGAACTGGATAAGAGGCATGAAGATTTACCAAAGATTGCAGAACAAGTTGACTCGCTCTTAAACACTCTTTATGATGAATAACCCAGAGTATAAAGTCCTTGAGAAACAGCAAGAGATTGAGATAGAAAGACTTAATATCTGCTATAAGGGACAAAAAAGAACCTCTGATGAATATTTTTCAAAGAGAGATGAAATAAATAATTGGTACTATAAGCATTATGAAGTTCTTGATGATAAGATAGATCAAGAAATAATTAAGAGGCTTAATATAGATGAAGAAACACTGTATGATGCTAAGAGTTATTGTATCTATGAAGAATATAGTAGCGCATTTATTGAAGAGTGGGAAGTTTATAATTAGTTTAATATGAAAAGAAAAGTTTATATAGTATTTTACTCTACAGGCAGTTATGAAGACTTTTGTGAAAATATTGCTGGAGTTTTTGATAACGAAAAGTCTGCTATGAAGTGCTCTAAGGAACTTGATAATAAGTGGAAAGAGAATACTAAAATTGTAGAGAAGATTCATCAAGTTAGGGATGAACTTTTTGATGAAATAGAACTAAAATACCTAGCACTAGATAAGCAGAAAGAAAACCTACTAGACGAACTTGAAAGTAAGTATCAAAATAAAAAATCACAAGAATACTTACTAGGTAAAGAGGAAATAGAGAGTAAGATGGATCACTTATATGAAGAAGTCGAAAAGTCAATCGAGGTTAGTATAATGGAGAAACTCGGTATTACTGAGTCTGTTTTCTATGAAGCTAAAAAGTTTGATATCTATGATGAATATAATGGATCTCATGTTGAACCATATGAACTTAAGAGCTAATGGCAACTAAATATAGACTGATTACTATCTGGAAACAAGGAGATAAATTAGAGGGAGAATTTACTAGTAGACAAGATGCTGTAGATAGAAAGAAATATATTGATCACAAATACTGTTTTGACGTCACAAAAGAGTTTGAAGATAAATATTGGGATCTTCTCGGTGAGTTCTTAGATGAAACTAATAAAGAAAATCTTAGTTTTGAAGTATCTACAGACTTACAGTATAAGTGGATTGTAGAAAACTCTGGATATCCTGAGGAAGATATTAGAAATTATGAAAACTATCTAGCAATTAATTATACTTATTTTGGCTCTAGGATAGAAGAATTTATAGAGGATGATGACTGAAAAATTCCCTATCGTTATCAAGGTATCTTATACAGGCCCACATAAGAGATATAATGAAACCAAAAATTATAGGATTATATCTAACTATTGTAAAGAAGATATAATTAGGTCTTATATGAAAGTTTCAAATAAGTTAAAGTTAGATTTTATCTCTTTAACTATGAACGGTTATGGGATTATCAGAAATCAGAGTGCAATAGAGAAATTATATAGACTAGGTTTAATAAAGAATAGTGATATAATAATTCAAGGGATCGGAGAAAATAAAATTAATACTGTTTTCTTATCTAGATCACAGCACCTAAGAATATTATTTTCCCTTATTAAGTTAGACCTGAAAGATTTAAAATTGAAAAGAGTTAGTAAGTAATTATTAACTCTTATTTTTCTTTTCCTCCTGTATGTAGATGAAATGTATAAAACTGTATCTACTATAGATCTGGTGCCTTAATTATGATAAATAAAAAAAAGCTTATGAAAAAATTAATTGCACTATTCTTATTATTCTTTCACATAGTTCCATCAATTGGGCAGGACTTCAGTAGTATTGATTTTACAAAGTATACTATTCTAGGTAATGGAAACTATACTTCAAAAAATAATATTGAAATTCTGGCAGATGAAAGAGACTTGCCTGATACTAGGATCGAACTTAATTTCTACCTAAGCAAGGATTATTTTAGTCCACCTACTGTAGAACTTGGTCTTTTTCTATATGACCTAGGTGAAACTGAATTGGATAAGTTTACAGGTTTTAGATTAAATTATAAAAGGCCTAATGGAAAAATATACGGCATTGAATCTAAAAGCCTAGAACAAAGGGATATTTTCGATAATAGCTTAGATAATGATAGTAAGTCAGTAGTTTTCTTCATTAGACTTACAAAATCAGAACTATTAAGCTTAGCTAGAGGAAATGTTCAAGCAGAGGATTTTATATTATTCAGAGGACGAAGAGGTAGAAGGCCTAACTATTCAAGAATTAAGATAGTAGAAATCTTAAATGTTGATAATGTAAGAGAGGAAATTACAGAGCAATCTAGATTATTTCTGAAACTATATAATTTTTGGGAAGACTTAGATAGAAGAGGTTATAGAAGAATAAGAAGATGAAAAATTGAAGAGATAGATTAATTTCTACCTCTTCTTTTCTTTCAGTTCCTTAGATGATCTTTTATGATATTAGATACTAATTTCCCATCTACCATCGGATATTTCTCCTGTACCTTAGTTAGTATAGGTTTTATATCTCTCATACTTAGTTTATCACCTAGTTCATTACAAAGTTCGTCGATATATTTAGTAACTACACTCTCATCAACTTGCTCTGGAAGAAGTGAACATATCAATTCTAGTTCTTGTTCCTCTTCTCCTACTAGGTCTTCTCTTCCACCTTTCTTGAACTCTTCTACTGCTTGTTCATATTGGTTTTTCATTCTCTTCAGTATTTTCAACTGCTCAACATTATCTAGTTTAGTTCCAGAATGTTCTACCTTTGAGAATTCTGATTTAATAAGTTGGAGTGTTTTTAAGGCAATCTTATTACCTTCTTTTCTTGCATTACTAAAATTCATCTACGTTGATCATAAGTTCTGTTAATTTTAATTTATAACATAATTAAGGTACTTGTGTCTTAGAACCTCTCAAAATCTTATATATGTAGGGGCTCATAGTTCAATGGATAGAACACGATTCTTCTAAAATTGCGATCCAGGTTCGATTCCTGGTGGGCCTACAAAATAAAAGTAGTAGAACATTTATTGTCTACTACTAATTTTTTTTATATTAAATCCAAAAACTTATCTTTGCCTTCATCACTACTAAGTCTCCAAGCATCATGAATTTTCCACTTAGGTCTATCAATAAAAGTACCCAGTGATTCTTTGCTCTCTACTTTAACTATTTCTTTGTATATTAGTCTTCCATATTTCTCACCTTCTGCATAATTCTTTGCCCAATTAACTCCTTTCTCTTCCATCATCTTATCTAATATTTTCTCTGATGTCAGCCCTATTAATTGCTTGTGACTAAAGAGCGATTGTGCAGCCTGATTAATAGAATTTCTTACACAATCATTCTGGCGGAACAAGAACCACGCAAACATTTCATTTTTGTTAGGAACTTGCCATGCTTTAGAATCAAACTGGACAGGCTCATACGCTCTTATTATTTCAAGCATATGTTCAGGGCTTATCTTAGAGAGGTCATATTGCAGGTTAAGTTTATTAAATATACCTGTTGCGATACTAGGGATAATAGATAAGAGCTTTGTCATTCTATATCCAAAGAAAGGCTCTGCATCTGGATTATCAAAATCAGATAGAACTAAAGATATTTCATCAGACTGAACAAAAGCTAATTTACACCCTTGAACTTTCTCACATAGACCTTTAGCAGTCTCATTCATAATATTAATGAAGTCAGAATCAAATGGTAAGTTAAACTTTTTCTTAATGAACTTACTAAATGACCTACCATCTAACATAACCAAAGTATAAAGACCCGGTATAAGTTTAGTCTCCTGTAAGTCTCTATAATAATAACATTTTTCTTTAAGTGTATTGAATCTCATAACATAAATAAGGTTTCACTAAGTCCCTATTAAATCCTTAGTTATGTAGAAGGCCCCATAGTTCAGTGGATAGAACAATAGTTTCCTAAACTATAAATCCAGGTTCGAATCCTGGTGGGGTCACTTTATTTTTCTCCTTGTTAAATCCTTATATGCGTAGGAAGAATGCCGAATTGGTGGAATTGGTAGACACGAGGGACTTAAAATCCCTTGGGCAGTAATGTCCGTGTAAGTTCGAGTCTTATATTCGGCACTATAATAGCTTTAAAGATGAGGCTATTATTTTTTAACCAGACTCTGTATTATAAAGCCCTTAGTGCCTTATAAGTGTAATATAGATTTAAAAATTCGTCCACAAAAGTGGTTTATTGACAGAGTGAGCTTGTAAAAGGGCTCCCACATGTTTTTTTTATATTTTTCCGCTTAGAATGTACATATGTGCATTATATATGTAATAAGAATATTAACAATTAAAATAAAAAAATATGAAAAAGATATTAATAGTTATTGTACTTATGATAATGAGTGCGATAAACCTAAATGCTCAAGTAAGCATTAGTAAAATAGGTAGAACTGTAATAGGTACTACTCAATATGTAAGATTAGGTACTGGTCTAAATAATTCGATCAGTATATACGCTAGGTTCAAAATAATAGATAGACCTGGCTACGATTCAGAATTGCGTTTGGAGATAAAATATTATGCTTCTCCAAAAGCTATAAAAGCGGGATTTACTAGTCCTGCTAAAGTTAAAGGATTTGCGTTTTTCTATAACGACAGATCTAACAGAAACTACTTCTTAGAGGATAAGAATTCTGGAAGTAGTAATGTAATCAATAATTCCGTCGTAAATAGTTGTAATATTATAGGCGGATTTATAATAAACTTGGGAGATGCAATATTTCCCAAAGCGATTATCCTTTACTCTTGGAACAGTAAAACCAAGGGATTAGAACCAGATCCGAGTTTGATCTTGGATTTTAACTATGAAGGAAAAAGCTTGTTAATAAAGCAAGCAAAGTATTTAGAAGCTTATATGAGAGCGACTAACTACTAAATAAAAACAGAAAATAGAAGAGATTCCAATGTGTTTCTCTTTTATTTTTTTTACTAGATGAAGAAAAAAGTAAGTAGTAACAATTAATATTACTACCTACTTAATTTATTTTTATTCTTTTTCTAGTTCAACTGCATCTCTCTTTTGTTGTCTAATTCTAAAAAACCTATCAACACTATTGTAAGTTGTTAGATCATATACTTTAAATTCACTTACACCAGTCTCACCATAAGATAGAATGAGATCTTCAAAATGTATAGTTGAATCATTCAGAATTAGTTTGAGATTTTCAGACTCCATATATTTTTTTGCCGTACCCTTCTCAAGTTCAGCAAGAGTTACGTGAGGAGTATAAGTATTAAAATCACTTCTAATACTAAATTTTTCACTTAGCTCTTTATTCAGGTTCTTAAAAATCTCATACCAAGAATTATCAGTTTTTAGTTTAAGAATTATATAATCACTATCATTCTTGAAACAGTCTAATTCAAATAGATCGAATATAGGAATAGAGAATTCACTCTGTGACTTATGCTTTTCTAAGTAATCTATTATATTACTTTCATCTAGCATAGGGGTATTAACACCTCTAACACAACTAATGACTTCACTATCACCTAATTTCTTATCTTTCGCATATAATAGGGTTACATGAGAATCATACTCAATACCAGTATCTTTTAGATCTCCAGAATCAAATACACAATTAAGTAAGACTGGAGTACTAAGATTCGCTGCAATCATTACACAGCTATTTAAATTCTTTATATCTTCCATTTTACTTTTGATTCTTTAGTCTAAATTTAATCTTCATATCACCTAGACGGCCCTTTAAGTTTGAACCACCTTGATTATATCCCTTAGAGTCTGTCACAGTAAGTCCAAGACCTAGTAAGTTATTCAGGAAGACTTGACTATCTTCTTTTGCTGAATCACCTCTAGCTTGGTCTATGAATTCTTTGGCATTACGGGCTAGGTATACACTTAACTCCATTTCACCTAGAATCTGACCAGTTCTTCTATACTTACCTCTACCCATAATAGGGCTATCCTTGAACTCATTAACATCAACCCCAAACATAGATGAGGTTACTTTACTGTTATACATAGGCATGTGATAAAGCTCCATCATAGTTATATAACCACACATAAGAGGTTTATCAGTCGGCAAGTATTTACCGTCTAGGTCTTTAACAGCCTTTTCATACTCATCTGCTGGTAGGTTAGCTTTGAGTTCTTCTAAGTCTGCTATTTGATCTGCTGGCATTAAGATCTGAGACTGTGATTTAACACCAAGTTCATCGCTCCACTGTTCCACCAATGAAGTTGTGAATTTTGTACTATATGACCCTACATTGAAATAATATACATCTTCGATCTTATTATTGTTATGAAAATCAATAAACTGATCTAAGGTCATATTATCAAAACGACCTGGGTAATATTTTTGTACTAATGGAAGAATTGAGTCTCTCTTTGTTTTTTGGTTCTTACGTTCCTCTACTATATCATGAATTCTGTGAGCAATATTACCTAAGCTGCTCTCAAGAAGTACAGAGGGGATCTTTCTGTTAATGGTACTATAAGGGTTCATTGCAATATCACAAACTCTCTTCTTACCACTAGCATCGACCATAATAGGCATCTTGTTATCAGGTACTATCTTAGAAACAACACCTTTACCACCATACCTATTAGTTACTTTAGAACCTACTACTAAGTTAGTCCTCTTGATAAGCCTGATTCTGACTGTATATACAACCCTTTCATTCTTATCTAGTATCATAGGTCTTAATCTATCAGATGCTATATACTCAGGGAATTTATCATACACAGGACTTCTATCCATATTCTTCAAGTAGTCATCGATATAATCCTGTGATGTCAATGAATAAGTCCAATCAGGTTTCTTCATACCCTTTATAGCTCTAGGCTCTTTGTTTTTCTGTATAAATACATCACTAACAACAGCCTCACTGATATCATTAGGTACAACAGATGGATTCTCTACAGTATATTCAGTAAGATCTAATTGATTATCTCCTCCAAATATTCCACCGAGTTTTTCCTGAAGTGCTCTATTAATTTCATCCAATCTAACTGCTCTGTATGTTTTCAATACAGGATCTTTGCTCTTAACTTCAGTGCCGATAGGAGCAATCCATTTAACAGCTTCACTAGACTTAACATCAAAAGCTAGATCAATGATTGAGTAAGAGAACATCTTCTTTGAGAAAGATTCACTAACAACAAGAGCATCTTCATTAACTAGACCAAACATCGCATGGAATACAACAAGAGCATTCATACCTGACTTATATGTTTCGTCAGTCATTCCAATAGATCCAGTAATTACATCGCCCTCTTTTACAGTCTGTCCTACTTTTACCTTAGGTTCCATAAAGATATCTACATCATTCATTGATTGAATAGCTGTTCTTCTTGGAATTTCAACTGTATCTTTGTTAGGGAGCTCAATTACTACATTACTTTCAGTGATTTCTTTGACTTTTCCCTTAGGTTTATTGAATCTCTCATTTAGCACATTATTCTTCAGTTCATCTCTATTACCTGTAT